GTTTGCATACACGTCGCATATATCACATACAGGGTGGCGACTGTTTAGCTGCCACTTCAAAGCCACTACATCATCATCATTCTTATAGCGTAGCATTTGCCCGTCAGCGTAGGCTCTTGCCGCCTCTGTGCGTGCTATCCGTTCGGCGTTGTATCGCGCTTTTTCTTGCACGGCTACGTTTACCGATTTTGATAGGTCAATCGCACTCGCCTCGTCAACGGCTTTTATCAATCCAGTATATGCAGCTCGTAGGCTCGGCGTTGTATTCTGTCGAACCTGCCTTTCTGTTTGGCGTAGTACCTGCTTGAATTCCGCTACTTCATCATCGTTCAAGTGGTTAGGCCATTTTAGCCCTCTAACCATTTCGATATATTTCGGTAGCTTATCCGTTTGGATTGTGCCGCCGTTTCCGTATCCCTCAAATATGGCTCTTGCCATTTGCTTGATACTCTTACCACGTTTCAGCGATTGCCGAATCACTTCCGCCGTATCTCGTTGTATCTTGGCCGCATTATTGTGCAGTCGCGTTGATAGGGTTAGTCCGTCGCTCGTCCAAGCCTCTTGCATTGCCTCGCTAATTGACTGCGTTGAGTAATTAAAAGGAATATGGCCCGCTACACGATTGGCAACCAGTACACCATGATATGCAGTATTGAAATTCTGCACCATATCAGCCGTAAGAGGTGCCTCTAGCAATTTCATAATAGGATAAGACTTATAGGCCACTCTAACCGCCATATCAGGCGAATAGCCGAGGTCTATAAGTTCCTTTATCATGCGTTCAAATTGTTCGAGTGCCTCGTCAATCGTTTTCGCCGTCTCTGTTTTCTTCATCGTCTACGCCCTCATTATCGCCATGCGGTGCGCCGCTGTCTAACTCATCAAACGCTTTATTTTGACGTGCCTCATCTGCTGCTTGCTGTGCCTCATTAATAATCACGTCTTTAACTTCCTTATCAAGGTTAGGCATGTAAGCGTCAATCACTTTCTTTAAGATTTCACTATCGAACGTATCAGATTTGAATTCTAGGTCTTTCGCCTGTTGCGCCTGTGTTAGGCTTTCCGTTATATCATTTACTTTGAAATCTCGAGGGTACTCGCAAGAATACTCAATATTATCACCGCTCCATAATTTATAGAGTGCGATAATATCATATTCTGCGTTTTCACATTGCACTGCAAAATCAGAAAGCCGCTGATTAGTACGCTCAAAGTCCCATTGTTTAGCCACGCCGCTCTTGGCTTGCTGTACACCAATAACGGAATCAATACCACTCATGCGGTACATTTCATTGATTAGCTTATCAATTTGAGCCATAAGCACCTCAGCGGGTCCCTTATCTGGTGCGATAAAGTCGGGCGCCCTCGCTGAATCATGAGGGTATGCGAGCAGGTTATCCGTTCCGATTGTTACATCAGAAAGGCCATTGCTATCAACTGGCATAGTCAAGATTGAGAATGTTTGATTATAAAGGATTTGAGACAATAATGAACATAGGTTATAGACATGTGCATTTGTCTTGGCGATACTCAAATACTCGGGCGGTGGTAATATATCCCGCTTACGAGCAGCACGGCCGAACCATTGCACAATAGGAATGCGTCCGATGTTATGCTCACCCTCGCCAATCGTCTTGCCGTCGCCGTCTTTGATACTCCATGAGGTAGGCGTCCAAGTATGGTAATGCGTTTTGACTGTGCCGTCTGCATTTGCCAAGTATGTCGCATAGGTAAATACAGATAATCGGCCGTTATCATCGAATGTGAAATTCATTACATTCTTAGGCTCTACCGCCGTCAAGTAAGGCATGGAACGATTAGCCAACGTATCGGCCAACGAATTGCCGAATTCTGTTACATTGTCAACAACGATGTACATCACGCCGTAGAGTTTTGCAAGTGTTGCATTTTGACGTGTAAATTCCTGTAATGTAGTTCCCTCTCGGTCTACATCGTTAATGAATTCATCAAATAATACAGATTTGCTATATTCTCGTTTGATTTCATCTTTAAAAATAGGGTCTACGCTCGCGTTGAGGATAGGCCCTGTATAGTTTAGATAATATGCAATTTGACGCCTAAATTTAATCGAATCGGTTCCCTCTCGTCTGTGTGGTGTGATTGCTGCACCGCTGGCGAACATACCGCTACCATAATAGGCGTCATGCAGTATCTCGTATTCATCGGTTCGAGGATTAGAATAAATAGTTGCCATGTATTCCCCTTTCTAATATATGTTAATGCGGCCACTTCTAACCTGTGGCGCGTTAATCTTCTCCGCTATCCCTGTGAGTGCGTCGGGTGCGTCATCGTGTGCGTTCTTGCCCTCCCGTTGGTATCTCGTAATGTCAGCAGCCAACTGAGGCCACCTATCGCGCCAATTCTTAGGCATATATACATGGTTCATAACCCATGTAGCATTGGATTGAATGCGGGCTATTTTGTTGCCGCTTTGATGAAACATATTAATCACGCACTTATTAGAATTGTATTTCTGTTTGAGTATACTTTGAACGTTACGGCCAAACCCTCGGCCGCCGTTATTACTTTCTATATCCGCCACATTCACGCCGTTTCTATGCAGCATATCCGCCACCTCTGGCTCTGTGGTTTCCATAGCGTCCTTTGTATAAACTACATCAAGGATATACGCCTCTCCCTCATATACTCCGTAAGTAAAACTTGCTAGATAGTCGCTGCCAGTATCGGCGGTATCTGTATAGTTCTTGATACAAGAAAATAACACATTGCCTTTTGTATCTCTTGGCAATGTGTCATATGTAAGTATTTGCGTATACAAGCACCCTTTGAGGTCAATCGGTATTTGCTGATAGTTTGCGCTGGCTATATCTTCGCCCATAGCGCGAACCTTTGACATGTATGAGGCTTTAGACAATACCTCTTCGCATAGCATTGAGCCGTCATCTTGTAAGGCTTTCATTGTAATGACTTTCGCCTTAAATAACGGGTCATCTTTAAAATGCTCTATCGCTCGGCCTGCTAGGTCATCACTCGCCCAGCGCGTCATGATGATTATAATCTTGCCGCCCTCTTCGAGCCGTGAAAGCATGGTATTGGTAAACCATTCCCAGTGCTTTTCTTTCACGCTGGCATTATAGGCCTCTTCGCTGTTTTTAATAATATCGTCAATAATCATCAAGGAACAGCCGAACCCTGTGGCTGTACCTGTTGGCGATGTAGCAAGATATGAATTTGTATATCCCTCTAGGCTCCATAGATGAGCCTGTGCGTCGCCTACTGCTACGCGAACACTAGGGAATACATCGCTAAACACAATAATGTCATCATCGGCCTTATTCTCTTGAATCGCATTTCTAACCGATTTGCTAAACATTTTAGATAATGTCTCATTATACGAACCAGTCATTATCTTGGCGGCTGGGTTATTCCCTAGCCACCACTGCGTAAGGTGCTGTGCCGTTAAACTCTTACCATGCCGAGGCTACGGGGGCAAATTCATGATAAGAACGTTATATTCATCATTCTTGATAAAATGCTCTAACTCATTGCATAGATTGACTAGGTATTTTCTGCTTTTCTTGTAAAAATTACCCGTTTTTAGTTGGCAATAATAAAAAAACTCGCGCCGTGCGAGTTCCCTTTTAGCCAGTTCTATAATCGTTTCTTTCTTATCTCGAATTTGCATATCCTCACCACCTTTCATGCGTGTATATCGAGTTTAGTCATCGCCTATGAGTTTTTTAATATCAGCCGTATCAATTCCGTCGAATGGGTTTTTAACCTCAACGGCTGCGTCTATGTTCTTGGTGTCTCGCCAATCTGCGGGACGTCGATTCTTAAGCCAGAATATTAACGAGGTAGAGTTCGGCGCCACGTCCTTAGTAGTGCGTTTCACCTCTACAATTTCGCTCTCGCCAGTATCTGGGTTGTATATACGCTCTTTCACCACTTCATCATATCTATACCCCATAGCGCTTTTAAGCAAGGCGTTTTCTACCATAATGTCGATGACTTCCTTGCCTCTTTTTAATGCGTTTGAAAAGTCGGTATATTTTGCTTTCCACGCGTATAAAGTAGTTCGGTTAATGCCGATATTGTTGGCTATTTGTTCATCGGTGAGGCCATTGCGCGCCCAACCCTCTAGCTTAATCAAATTATCTGGCTCAAGCCATTGCTCATATTTAGGCGTACGCCCTACTCTACGCTTTTTCTTTGGTTCTGCTTTCTTCGTCTTAGTCGCCATAGTCTCACCTCGTTTCTATGAATAGCAAAAGCACCCCGCCGAGTTCCCTGTTACTCGTGCGAGGTGCTTTCTGCCGTTATGCATTATAAGTACTATGAAAGGAGGGTAAATGAATCGTAAAACCTTATTACAACACCATTCACCACTAACATTATACCATTGCTATATTGCACTGAATATGACAACTTTTTGACAACTTTTACAACGCATAAGCTCCAAACAGATATATTGAAAGGTCATCTATCCCTTTTTCGAGCCACCTGTATATGTTCCGCTCTACTGTGTTATGTTTCTCGGCTATTTCGCCGATTGTCATATCGTTAATATAGCGGTCAATCACACATTCACAATAATGCTTGCCGCTGTTTGTGCAATATTCACTATACGATACTAGCATTCTATCAATGTGTTCAATAATCAATTCAGTGCGCCGCTTACTGGCAAGAATTGCCTCAATTTGCAGTAGTCCGCGGCGGTTAAATACTTCATACAATACTGTTTGCAAGTCGCTCGGCGTTAATGTATCCTCACTTTTAGCGATAGCACTTTTACAATGTGCTTTCATGGCCGTGTATCCCTCGAGCAGCGTTGTAGTGTTCTTATAGGCTCGCTCGTTTTTCTTGGCAAGCATATCTTCATTGTGTCTGTTAAATTCAGAAATCGCCGTTTGTGCTGCTGTTTCTGCAGCTATTTTGACGATTTGCTCTACTTCCCCCTCTGTGAAAGTCCTTTGATGTTCCATATGCTACCCCTTTGCCCATTGCGAAAGTACCGCTACTACAAATATGCCAATCATGAGAAGAGTTGTGCAAAACGCCACCCCTATAATCAACATGGCAATATCGAATACCTTTTCAATTATCTCGTCAAGCACCTCGTTAAGCGTCTATTTATCCAACTCTTACCGCCTTTCCGTTGACTACCTTATAGGCTGTTTCATTTCCATAATATGCACCTTTTGGAATACGTTTGTTTCTTATTAACCACTGCTTGACGAGTTTCTCAACGCCTTGACGTAGTTCAGCGATTTCGCTATCAGATACGTCTCTCATCGTCTCATCATCATCTGCTAAAATTTCACACTCATCTTTAAGCACGTTAACTAATTCACCAGTCCAGCCATATGCACTAGGCCACCACTGCGTACATTCAACGATGTAAAATATATCTTTATTTTGTTCTTTTGCCTTTTGTGCACCTATACACTTAGCGGCCGCCATGCCTTTGATTTCTTTTTCTTTGGTCCATTCATAATTACCGCTCTCGAATGTAATCAAGTATTTATTCATGCCCTATCACCTGCCAATTTTGCATAACGCCAAGGCGCAACATCGCTTGCATTTTCTTTACTCCACGATGTAGACCCGTAGCCCCATGTATACACTCTTCCGCATGTATATCTTGCAAAATGGCGCTTATGCCAGTTTATTCCGTCATCGCTCACTAACACCCGTGTGTCAATCTTTACTTTATCCCAGTCAACAATGTCGAGATACTCACCAATATCAATACATTGCCATTTATCAGCGAAACATGTGAGTTCTGTCGGTACTCTCGGCGTCCATACAGTCATAAGCGTGTCGCCCTTGTAAAAAGATACCCCACCTTTTGTAACTTCGGCCGTTCGATACCCTAATTCGTACATAATTTTGAATAAATAGTCCGTGAATTCTTTCTTTGTCATACTGCCACCCCTTTTATAGCCCTACTCTTTCGCATTTACAACCTTTCAAAATTACCCTATCAATACATTTCATTAGCTTTTGATATTCTAGCTTTGTGATTTTTCCCTCATCATAAAATGCTGTGCATTTATGGCTGGCGTTTATCAAGCTGCTTAAATCATAGCTTGTTAAAATGTAGTCTTTAAGCTTTTTGTATAACAATGTCATTGTTTGTCCACGCTCCGCACCCATGAGCTAAAATCCAACTTACGCTCATGGTCCTTTCATAATTCTTGATAACAACTGGCATATCTTCCGCAAAATTTAATAATTGCGATGTTGTTAAACACTGTTTATAGGATTTTTGAATATCTTCAAATACTTTCGCCGCTACTTGCGCCTCTTCTAGTGTTTTATATTCGCCGTATGTTCCTACATTTTCGCTATTATTGCATGGCACTAATACTACTGTGTATGTGTCATTACTTTTATTATTCATGTTTGCCCTCATTTTTGATTTTATGCGATTACAAACAATATAATCGACGTTGCGTAAATTATAACCGTTGTGAATAGCACTCTTAGCACATCGCTGCCAGTAATTCCGAATAACCCAATTAGCCAAAGTATGAGGACGATT